CACCCCGTCGGCGTCTGAAAACGGCGTCCATTCGTCCCAGTGCCGCTTGGCGCGAGCGCGCAATTCCGCGCTGCCGCCGACCATCCGCGCCTGAATGCCGGTGCCGATCAGGTTCGTCGACCATACCCGCACCCCGGAAGCAGCCTGCCAATCGTTGCGCTCGGCGTCGCGCTGGCGGTTGCGAATGGTCTGCGCCCCGGAATTGGCCGCGTTCGGCCCCGAGGAAGGCGCACGCCACGACGACATCCGCCGCCCCATCCCCGCCGCGTCGTAATGCGCCAGCGGCATCTGCGGCGCACCGTCCCGCGCCGCCTCGTTCTGGCGCCGCGCCCCGCGCTTGCCGCCCCTACGCGCCACGGAACCCCCGCCCGCCATGAACAATGACCGTCTGGCGCGGACGCGCAACCGAACTCTCGGCCGCCATCTGCGCCACCAGGCTATTGCGTGCATTGATCAGCTCATCCACCGAGCGATATTCCACCAGCACGCCGTCGCTCTTCACCACCCGCTCGCCGTTCTTAAGCGCCGCGTTCAGTGCATCGATATCGGATTGAGATACAGCCATGGTGGCGCGATTCCCGCAGAGTGACTACGCAGGAAGAGTGCCGAATAAAGCCAGGACGGGATATGGCGGAAAATGTCCGCGCCCCAGGAAAGCGCGGCGGCGGCGCCTAACTCCACCCCGGGTGTCGCGTTTGTTTTTAAGGCGCTAGCACCGGCGCGGCCTGCGATGATTCGCCGCCAATTTATACGACAATGGGTGTCGCCTAATTCTAGTTATACGGCTTCCAGCGCGAACTGCTCAGGCGCGTGGTGTGCCGCTTTCCATTTATCCCACGCCCGGCCAACTCCGCCGCTGCCTGGGAACAAATCGCAAAACTCATCTTCTGGCGTGAGGTTCAATCCCTCAAAAACCCAAAAGCAAAACTTGTCTGGCTTGGCCCCCGGAAACCCGCGCATCATCGCAATAGGCTCCGCTATGTGGTCACGCCAAGTGGCCTGTTCTCTGGTGCGCTTACGCGCAAACCTAAAAATCACAGGCTCCCATGTGTAGGCGTTCGTCACGTTCGGCTTAAAAGCCGCAAACGGTTTCACCCATGCCGCCACCCTCACATCGTCCGGGCAAAAGCCTAAAATCGTTCCAAGGCTCGGCTCGTGCAAACTCAGCGCCCAGCATTCAAATTCATCGTTCAGCCGATCAATCAGGCGTTTGTGTTCTTGCGGGTCGTCAAAGTCCGCAGCTGCTGCGTGCAGCGCCCCGTAGTGGCTCTTGCCACATCCGAGGTAGGGCGGGTCTGCGTATGCTGCTTTCATCTGTTCTCCGCGAAGTCCAGCCGTATAACACGGCGTTCGTGTGGGACCGGCTTTCAGCCGGCCCCACAACTTATGCGTTGGGCACCGCTTCCGTGACTTGCAAGCAGACGACTTCCCACCCTAACGTCGCAAGCCGTTCGGCCAGCGATGTTCCATACCCGTCGCCGGGTGCTCCATTCATCACTTTGCGCTCTACGTCATGCTTAAACTGCCCGGCATAGTCCGCGAGATACACGCGCTTTCCACTGTCAGTGGTTGCTGCAACAATCCAAATCTGGTTCATCAGTCTTTCCTCTCCGGGCCGGTGCCCAATTCAGTCGTTAAATCTCACCGCAAATACGCCGACCGCGCCACCGCCCGCCGAACCTGCTGCGCCACCGGGCGTGGCGGGTGCACCACCAGCGGCGCAACCGGACGCGGCGCCACCCGCACCGTCGCCGCAACTTCGTCCAGTTGCGGCTCGACCGCTTCGGGCGGATCTTCGCCCAGGTCCGGCGGCCGGCAATACGGGTCCGGCTCGTCGTCCGCGTCCGCCGGCGCGGCGAACAGGCTCGACTGCGTGAGGATGCGCTCGCATTCCAGCCAGTTGGCTTCGCCCCAGCGGTTGACGCCGAGCCGGATGGCTGCGGCGTAGTTGTACACCAGCAAGTCCCAGCCTTCGTTGCGCTCGCCTTCGATCTTCACCCAGCGCTTGTAGACGTTGCCGTTGAGAAACTTGCTGGTGAGCTTTTCCGAGGCCAGCATCGGCCAGTAGTTTTCCGGCAGCCAAGTGCCGAAGTGGATGCAGTTGCGCCCCGGCGTGTCGATCCGCAGCCGCGCCGACAGTACGTTCTTGATCTGGTTGACGCCGACCATCCACAGCAGGTCGCCGGTTTTGACCTTGACGCCGGAACGGTCGATCTCGCGCGCCGACGGCGGCGGCAGCATCGGCGCGTCGTAGGTTTTGTGGCCCTTGATGGCCATCACCATGCGCCCGGTGCGCGGCCGCACGAATTTGTATACCTCTTCCATGGTGTGGCCGTCCGAGGCATCGATCGCGCACGCGGCGATGCGCATTTCGGTGCCGCCCACTTCGTAGCGCAGCGGCCGCAGCAGCCAGGCGTCGAGCTCAAGCCACACCGCGGCCTGCATCGGGTCGCCCCAAAACACCTGGTAATCCACCACCCAGCTTTCTTCCTGCCGCCCCCACGCCATGGCCTTGGCTTCGAGCCGGTTGTGCTGCACATCGCACGACGCCGTGATGATCAGCCCGCCGCGCGGCACGCTGCGCATTTCGTAGGGCTCGGCGCGCGCCTTGATGCCGTCCGCCACCGCACGCTCGGCCTGCGCTTCGTAGCCTTCGCCGAAATCGAGGTTGATGACTTTTTTCAGCAGCGCGTCGTCGCCGCGCGAGGCCAGCAACAGGGCATGTTCCAGATCCTGCGCGATGTCGCCCCAGGCGCGCCAGCCGATTGGCGACAGCAGGCCTGGAACGTGATAACCACGCTTGCGCGGGTCTTTCGATACCGCGGCCGCGCGCCATTCCGCGCCGTTGGCGAGCTCCATCATATGGGTCTTGTGGCGTTCCTCGATCTCGGCGCCGCACCCCATGCAGGTCATGGTCGCTTCGCGCGGCGCGTTGGCCGGCCAGCGCAGCCGTTCGCGCCGGAAGTAATCCATGTGGCCGCAGTGCGGGCACGGCATGTAAAACCGCCGCTGGTCGGTCTCGACGTAATCCTTGAGGATGCGGCTTTCGTCCTTGTTGCCAGGCGTGGATAGTTTGAATATCTTGCGGTTGCGCTTGAAGGTGTCGGTGCGCTTCACCGCCATGCCCACCGGGTCGCCCTGGCCGTCGACGTCGCGCGGATAGCGGTCAATCTCATCCAGCACCAGGTAACGAATCGCCCGCGACTGCAGCGCCTGCGCCGAGTTGGCCCCGGCAAACGCCAGAAAGCCGCCGGGGAAGCGCTTGAACTTGACCGTGTTGGAGCCGTCGCGGCTTTTGCCTTCGGATGCCCGATCGCGCAGCACCGGCGTGTATTCGATCAGCGGGTTGATCCGCTCGCGCACGTAGTCCTTCGCCGCGTCCACCGTCGGCTGCACAAACAGGCAGCGCCCCGGCGCCAGGTGCATCACCGCGCCAATGAAGTTGTTGGCCGTCTCCGAGCCGGAAATCTGCCCACCCTTCACCAGCACCACTTCCTCGATCTCGGACGACGGCGACAGGTCGCGCAGAATGTCACGCATGAACGGCGTGCGGCTCAACCGGAACTTGCCCGGCTCCGAAGAATCCGGCGGCAAGTAGCGGAATTCCTCCGACCATGCGTCGAACGTAATGTCAGGGTCCGGGCTCAGCCCGTCCGCCCACGCCCGGCCCACCAGCGCATAAGCGTCAGCCAGCGCCATTGCCAGCCGCCTCAATCGCCACGCCATCTTCGTCCAGCGCTTCGTCCATATCCTCGGTCAGCGCCTGCGCCTGCTTCGCCGCGGACTCCAGCGCCTGCCGGATCTCCGTCTGCAGCAACCGACCGCACTGCAACGGGTCCGACTCCGCCGCCAGCAGCTCCTGTATCCGTGGCACGATGCCCAGCATCGAATCCCGCACCTGCCGCGCCAGCTCGAACTGCGCCCGCGTCACCTTCTCCGTCGCCGTCAGCTTGCCTTCCGCTTCCGCGTTCGCCGCCCGCCGCTTCAGCAGTTCCTCAACCGCCTGCAAATAAGCCGCGTCGTTGTAATCCTTCGGCACCCGCAGCCGAATCGCCTCCAGATCCAGCCCATCCGCCGGCAAGCCAAGCGCCACCGCCGCCGGCGTCGTCGGCAACCCCCCGCCCACCCGCTGCTGCCCCCGGCCGCGCAGCGATTGCTTCGCGTCCACCTTCTCCCGGAAAACGTGATCCGCATACTCCGCGTCGATCTTCTTCCCTTCAAGCAGCGGAATCCTCCCTTTCTTGATTTGGTAGTCGACCGACGTGTGCGCCATCCCGCGCGACTTAGCGTAACCCCGTACAGACATCAATTCAGCCATAGCCCCTCAAATACCACGTCCCGATTGACTTCACAATCAAAGCATGTACCGAAATACGCTTAATCCGAACACTGAACACCCCCGTCCGTACAAACACTGTTAGAGCCACCCCCACCCAATAACTACCGCCCCCAAGCGGTTTGAACTACCAGATCGGAAGAG